TATAAAAGAAACATCAAGACGATGTTTCTTCGCAATCTGTTCAACTGTTTTATGGGATTTGAGTTTATTCATTTATAAAATAGAACCTTTATTTATTTATTATTCTGGTTCCCCCTGTGTTTGCTGCTTTAACAGTTTTGCTAATTCCGCTGTAGATCCGACAAAAAGAGCGTTATTAACTGTTGTAGGTCCTTTTGTTTTTTCTTCTTCAATTTCCTTAAGTTTCTTTTGGAGGTCCATTAATTTATCTGTTGCATCAGCAACATTTTTTATGAGTTGCCCTGCAACTTCATATGCACGAGGCATCTCACTTTCTTGCGCGAGTTCTAAAATACCATTAATTGCCTCTTGACCTTTTTCTATAAGAGAATATAAATTTCCTCTGGTATAATCATAATCTTTCTTAACATCATTTATAGATGATGAAATTTTTTCTACTCTTTCAACTACTACTTCGGACTCATTTTCAGTTTTGGTAGAAATAATTTCACCACTTAAATTAAACGTATCATTTAATTTATCAAATTTTTTTGTCATTTTCATATCCTATTAAAAAATAGATCCACTAAATCCAAAATCATCACCATCTTCAATTAAAAGATTATCTGAAGAAGTAATAGATTTAACTTGAGATCCTGCTAAATGAGAAGTAATACTTGTATTATCTTTTCCTCTATCAACTGTAATAACATTACCGGATTTAGAACGTACATAAACTTCCTCACCCTCCAAATCAAGATATGTGTTAGTTAATATTTCACTAGCATCATTTACTGTAATTAGTCTATCTGTAGCAGATATATCATTAGTCAAATATGTAAGGACTTCTCCAGTATAATTTTTAATTGCTCTTGGTTCTGATGAATAAACAATTTCTCTTGTTGGAGATGCAGTAGGATCTCCTGCAATAAAACCAATAGATGTTTTTTTGATAATATCTTTTGTTGCAGAAGAAATGGGTCCAAAAATATAAGTTTTTGCCGTAAATCTTAAAGTATAAATTAAAACTCTTCTTGTTGATAGATCTCCCTCATAATCATCCTGCATAGTAATATTCTCAAGAATCACAGGAATATCTCTTTTTTCATTTATAGTATCAACCAAATCAACCGTCATTGTATAGGCTGGTTGAAAATATGGAAGTATTTGTTCGACAATCTGAAGAGCATCGTCATTTAATTTTGACATGATACTTAATTCAAACTGCATGTTGTATGGAACAGGAAGATAAGCTTTTTTTGTTTCTGTTCCATCTTGAGCAGATTTTGCAGTAAAATATTGAGTAGTTGTCGATTTTCTAGATGGATCATAAGTCAAACCAGTAAATTCAAATGACATTCTCGGTAATGTAATTTGGACTGGTTTATTTAAATTTGGAGATTGGTTCAATCTAGCAAGAAATTTTTGAGTTGGTCCATATGCAAGAGGAACTTTAATAACACTAACTGTTTCATTGGAATTGTTAGTATGTTTAATGATTATCTCATTAAATAAAGAACCAAAAGCAATTACAGTTCTTCTTAATATTTCGTTATAAAAATACTCAAACATATTCTTAATTTATAATACTACTAGTTGATCAATAATAAAAGTTATTTATGTACTTTTATGCTATGGCATTCCAAAGGGGTTTGATTCATCAAAATCGATAATTTCATCTGCATCCTCTTCAATTTCTTCATTTGCTGAATATCCATCTTTAGCAGCAAATGTTTCTATTGTTCTTAAATAATAAGAGGCACTTGATGAAGAACCAACAATATTTTCCCCACGTATAAATTCGCCGGTAACATTAGTAACTTGAAGAACATTTGTGATAGAGTTCCAAGATTTAACTTTAGCGGTAACACCACTTTGTGCCCCTGTAACAGTTTCATTAAATTGAAACTTACCTGTTGAAATTAGTGCAGGACTTTCAATCGTAATTATTGGATTTGTTGTATAACCAAGACCAGAGTTAGTAATATAAATTGAAGTAATAGATCCACCAGCAGATACAACTGCTGTTGCAGATGCTGCTACAGTAGAAATTCCATTAAATGTTATTGTAGGGGGAGTAACATACCCAGATCCAGAATTTGTAATAGTAATAATACCTACAATACCATTACCTATAGATGCAATTCCAGTTGCTCCATTTCCTCCACCACCTATGAATCTTATTTTAGGAGCAATGGTGTATCCAAAACCAGCATTTGTAATTAACACTTCTTGAACTGATTTTGATTGTGGATTTACATTTGAGTTGCAAACAACAATACCACCAATCATCCTAGGAATCGCAGTTGCTGTTTTTCCTCCAGAAGGAGCAGAGGAAATACCAATAGTAGGTGTGTCTGTATACCCACCACCACGATTTGTTACTGTAATATATCTAATTCCTCCATTTACAATTGTAGCACTTGCTCTCGCAGTAACCCCAATACCGGTCATTGTAAGATTTACAATATTTCCAACTAAAGCGCCATCAAAACTATCAGAGTCTGTTGCTTCATTTGTGCCTATAATGCCATCAATTTCTCCAATACTCGTATCTATTATTTCATCTTCATATTGGAAGAGTTCACATCTTAATTGGTAAGTATACAGACCTTGAAGTTGGTAAAATGGTTTTTCGTGTTCAACATATTTAATTTCAAATAATCTTTTACCTAAAGGAAAATAAATTATATCACCTTCTCTTGGTCTACTTGATACTTTTATATTTGGTTGTTTTTCAATTAGTGGAGAAATATAAGTCTTAAATCTTTCTCTAGATATTGTAAGAGTTATTTCATTTAGTGCCTGAATTCCAAATTTAGACAAAATAGTAGGATTATCACTATATCCATCATAAGTATCCACATATGCTTCTATTGGATATGCGTTGTTAAATTTTGATTCAATAACTTCTTTTATGACTGTTTTTTCTGTGACAAATTGCCTAGGAAGATAATAAACTTCAATTCCATACATTTTTAATTGCTCATTAATCAAATCTTGAATAAGACCCTGTTCTGTTTTAGATCCTTGAAGAAAAAATGGATTGAGCATATAATTAACCTATCATATCTAATGGAGGAAGTTCATAAGTACTTGACATTTTTTCCATTAGCATATCAATTTCTCTCTGAGCATCATCATACATTTGTCTGCCATTTAATTCCACGCCCCCAGGAAGTTTAACACCAGTAAACTTCATCATATTTTGACCCCATTGTCTCTTAATTAATGATGTTAAATATGGTTTAATAAAAGAGTCATTCCAAACTCTTGAATAATCATTAGGGTCTAATGTTGAATAACAATCAATAATAAAATATTTGTCTTTTGATACGGAAGACCAATCGATATCTAAGTATAAACGATCTTGTCTTTTATTAAACCTAATTTGTTTTTGCGTATTCAAAAGAAAATCAAGATCTTCCAAATACGTTTTTACCATTGCATAACTAAGTAATTCTGTAGTTCCCCAATAGTAAATATCATTTAAAAATAATTGATATTTCACACTAAACATATTGTTAGTGATGGTATTTGCTCCATCAAAAATAAATATTTTATTAATTCCTATAATATTTGGCGGGACCTGAAGATAATTACTATTTTCATAAAAATTAAAAGTAGTTGCAGTCCCTACTATATTTGTAGTAACAGATGTGCTTGCAATTCCAACAGAACTTGTGGAATTAGAAGAGTATCCAGCCCTCCCCCTATCAATATCGTCTTGAGTTACTTTATATTTGTAAAATGTTGGATACACGCCATCAAAATGTCTTTCCTGAAAAAATTGAATGGCATCATCTACTAGGTCTTCAATTTGTTCGTCCGCAACATTTATTTCTAGAACTGGAAATCCAAGTTTCCTTTTACAATAATCTATTAGTTCTTGTCTCGTAGATGGTTGTGCCATTAGAATTTAAGATTTGCAATTACTTCTTGTTGACTAAAATATAATTTAATATAAGACTTTGCCAAATCTTTCAAAATTTTAATATCATCTATACTATCTATATCTCTAGAAAGTTTTTCATATTCAAATAACTTATTCATACTTTCAAGTGAAATTTTATTAGGATCCATTTGCCAAATTCCTCAGTAAATTTTTAATTTCGTTCAAGTCTTCTTTTATTGAATTTACATCGTTTTCTAAATTACAAACTCTTTCGCTTTCACTTTGTTTTATTTTTTTTATTTTCATGTAATTTTCATAATCATTAGTATTTGTATTTAAAATTGCTTTTGTTCTTTCATCTCTTATGAGATTTGTATGCCCCTCAACCTTAGAATATTCCATATTATGCTAAAGCGATTACTCTAAAATCTGACAGTCTTGGCGGAAACGCTTGATTTGTTCCTGAACCAATAAGTTTAATGCTAAAGTATCTAAATGATGGTAGATTTGAAATTGTAAATTCATATTCTTTATAGTCTAAATCAGATCTGTTATATCCAACTATATCAGTTTTAATTACCTTTTTATCAGAAGTTCCGTCATTTAGTGAATTGGAAATAATTCCCCCATCAATTGTAAGGTTTGAATAACCAGGAAATTGATAATATATATCTTTTTCGTTAGCGTCATTTTTGATTGCATAAAGTGCTCTCAAATCACTAAAAACATTTATATAAGCAGAAACAATTATTTTTAATGAAGTTGCGGGCAATTCCAATTGAATATTATTTGTAGCATAAACAAAAGAAGATGGATCGTCCTTTAATGTATTAACTCTATTGTCTGTAATATAATTACTGATGGGATTATTAATTCTATTAGAGGTCAAAATTACTGAAGACCTATCCAAATCAACAATCGGAGAAATATAAGGATCTGTAGTTTCCAATAACATATTAATGGTTAAAGATTTATTTCCGGGAAGTGTTGTTAATCTTTCTTTCTCATTTATTTTAGAGCAAATTATTCTTGGAGAATTTAGAAAGTTTTCTTTATTAAGATCAATATCAGAAAATCCTTTATCTTGGAAAGAAATTTCCGTTCCGTCAACACTAGTTCCGGAAATCGTTCTCATTTTTGCTGAAATATTTGTACCATTAATAGATGTTGTTTTTATATTCGGATCAATAATTTCATATTGAATATTTTGAGTTGCATTAATAAAACTTCCACCAGAGGATTTTGTTTGATTAAAATATAATTTTGGAAATTTAGTCCCTATTGACCTATCCACTTGTCCTTGAGGAAGAGATGCTGTTTTTCCATCCGAAGATACGTCTATTTTTACATTATAATAATCAAAATCTATTGGATCGGAAACAGTAGCATCTTGTAGTGTATGTGTTGTATTAATTCTTCTCAGCGATACTCCATTTAACTCATACTTGTAAACGAGAGTTCCTGATGTATAAGAGGATGATAAAGTTTGGTCAATTTCCCTAACTATACCAGTTAGTGTGTTACCAGAAACTCCATTATAAGAAATAATTTCGTTTCCAATTATAAAATATCCTGGGTTTTCTGTACTAACACCAACATTTTCAAAGGTTGAAAAATTTGCTACAGAATCTAGTGAAATATCCGAAGTAGAATTTTTATCGTAATTGACAGATAATTTAACCGGTTTTATATCACTAAGAACATTAGATAAAGATACAATATTTTCTCCGGCATGCATTCCATGATTTGAATGATTTACTTTTATATGTAACCCATCAGATTCTACTTCTATTCCGTCAGAAGGAATTAATACCCCTCCAACTGAAGCGTTTAAATCTGTTGCTATGCCAAGACTGTTAAAATAACTTATTGTACTTCCCGAACCTGTTATAAAGTCGCCTTGAACGTTATCTAAAATTAATTGGTTAACTCCTCTTAAGTTTGAAACAGAAATTCTTAAGTTTTTACCTAAAGTTTCTGCTCCAAGTTGAGATACAGAAAGAACATCCCCAATAACATAACCTGTTCCGCCATTAGATATTGTTGCTGCTATAGCAACTCCTCCATTTGAAATGGTAATGTTTGCCGTTGCATTTTTTCCGCTGCCAGTTATATTTGTTAGTGGGATATTTGAGTATACTAAAGTTGATCCGTCAGTGGGAGTATATCCAATTCCTGCATTAATAATAGTTAAATTTCCAGTTGCAATTCCTGCGGATGAAACATAGTTTCCAGTAGCATTACTTCCTTTTTGAAACACGGTATTTCCAAATACTAAATTCGGATCAACAATCGTAGATGCTAATCCGACTCTTATCTTTCTTGATTGGAATTCAAGTGGATTCTGGAGTAATGTTGCAATTTGTGCATTGCCAACACCCAACTCTGGATTATAAAAATTAAAATCACCTTGCGTATTAGTAAAGTCTGCTCTATACAGTGTGAATTTTAAATCTTCATATGGACTCTCATTCCATGTAACGGCGTTTTGTGATTTAAAGAGACCGCCAGTAATTGATTCTTTTGTTACAACTTGCTGAGACTCTAATCCACCACTAGAAGTGACATCAATTTCTCCCAACCTAGAAACCCAGACATTATAATCTTGAGAATTTGACATTATAACAAGAGCATGAAATTTTTGCCCAGTTAAATATACCGGAGAAGGAAAAGTTACTCTGGTTGGTGTTGAAGCATCAGTAAAATCTTTAACGTCTTTGGGGTCTATTACAACTTCACCAAATGGATATACTTTTTCTGTAGGTAGACCAAGTTCCATTGGTCTTAGTTGGATAGTTACTGGTAACGTAGTATCTTTTGATAAAAAATATAAATCAACGGAAGTGACAAAAATTCCTTTACCATTTTCAACATAAAATGATTGTGCTAGTGGATCTACAACTTTCATTTTTTTATTTTTATTATTCTTTATTTATTTTGGTTTTGTTTGCGAAATTCTTGGTGTTTTCTTCTCCATAATCTAATGTTAACTCCTCACCGACATTAATATCTTTAGTTGCATAATGTCTCATTACTTCATTAACTTTGTCAATTTCAAAATTGACATTTGATTCTGAATTATGATTATATAGACCACAAAATCCCATACCAATAATACTAAATTTATCGTCTAAAACATAACTATAAGGTATGCAGGAATTGCATTGATTTATTTCTTCTGTGGGTATTAAAAAATAAGGAAATTCTTCTAATATTTCATATTTTTTAATTCTCTGCCGAGCAAAAACTCCCCATCTATGAATGTCCGATCTTCTAACAACAAGTTTTTCAGAATAAATTAATTGGTATTTATATAATGATCTAGATGAATTTGTTTCCATTATCCTTCACAAAATTGTATTATATGTCAACTCTGTCTATTTTTTAAAGTATCAACTTCTTTTTTTAATTCTTTTATTGCCTCAATCATAACAGGAATTAATTGTATATAATCAACTGCTAAATAACCATTTTCTTGCATCTCAACCATTTCTGGAAATTCTTTTTGAACTTCTTGTGCAATCACTCCATAAGAATTTCCAGATACCCCCGTAATTTCTGTCATTTTTTCATTCCATTCATAATACATTCCATTTAAATTTGCAATTTTATCTAAATAAACACCCATCAATTAAAATTCAACCTGAACAATCTATTTAGTGCATTGTCAATGAGTTGAATGTTATTCTTGAGTTTGATATCACTCATACCCATTCCACCTCCACCACCAGAACCCATTCCACCAGAACCCATTCCACCAGAATCCATTGGAGAAGACTGTGAAGGAGAACTCATGGGCGATGGTGTCGCACTATTCATAGGACCATTATTGCCAGCTCCGTTGTTCATAGGGTTACTATTCATGGGAGGAGGAGTATTTGTCGGAGTAACTGCATTATTCATTGGATTATTCATTGGATTATTCATTGGTGTAGGCTGGGTTCCGGTTCCAGTCCTTGATCCTTCATCTACAGTAGCAACCCTTTGACCACTACCAACCGTTTCTTTTCTTCCATTTCTAATGTTTCCTGTAGAAACTTGCAAATTATTAGAATCTGCATAGTTTGAGTTGTTTATTTGGTTGACAACTTTTGCTTCAAACTTTGGACTCATATCAGTATTGATATTTCTTACAATATCTCTTGGGAGTCCTGCAGCTTGAGCAAGTTCTTTAAGTCTATTTGCCCCACCGTCTTGTAGTGGTTTTGGTCCATAATTATAATAAACTGTTGTCGGTGGTGCTGGTGGTGGTGGAGGTTCGACTATCACAACTGGTGTTTGAGTCAATGTTTGAGTCGGTGTTGGAGACGGTGTTGGAGACGGTGTTGGTATTTCTGGTTTTGCTGGGGGAGATCCTGGACCGGGTATATATGAAATTGATTGTTCTACTTCCAGTCGTATTGGTCTTGAAACAAGAACATTTTCTTGGACCGTGTTGAGCTTTCCTTCAGAAAAATATTTTTCTTCGGAAACAGTTGTATATGTTCCATAAATTAAAGAATTTTTATCACTGCTTGTTAACCTAAAAAGTTTACTTCCACATTCAAATTTTGGATTAACATCTATATTTGGATTAGGAATAAAAAATGATCCAATAACAACGCCAACCTCATTTGTTATTAATCTAACATTAGTAATTGTAGCTTCCGCCTTACTTGTTTGTCCAATTAATTTCATACCAACTGCTACTGTTCCAGAGAATTGTCCTTGTGGTTGATTTGATAAACTATAAGTGTCTACATTAAGAATTGTTGATGTTGAAGAATATAGTTCAGGTATATTAGACGAAGAATTATATGGGTTTTTTATATAAACATCTGATGGGGCGTTATATGGTCCATACTTGTGATTTTGTTTAGCAACTCTAAAAGATATCTTTGCGAATGAACCTGGAGTATTGAAAGTTCCTATTACTGTTTCTTCAACTTGAAATACTCCACTAATCATGTTTATTTCAAGTAATTTTGGAACAATATATTTGTTTATATCAATACCGCCAAAGAAAGAATATACTCTTGTAAAGGGTTTCATTCTTTTTGCAGTAAATTCAACGTTTCTGGACCTCATGTATGGTATTATCTTAGTATCAGTTATTCTATCTCCTAAAGATTTTTCTTGTCTTCCACCACCTCCTTTACCTCTACCTTTACCCCCAATCCCACCACCACTTCTTGTGCTGTTGTTGGTGCCGCCACCTGTCCAAAATTTATTTTTGGAATTCCAAATTGAACCAACAAATCCTTTTTGTTGATCAAATGATTGATTAAGTGAAACCTGAACTTGATCTCTGGCAATTTCAATAGAATTTGCAGCTATTCTAGTTTGATCAAGCCAAGAATCTGAAGATGGAAATAATGAAATAGTTCCATTATAAAAATCTTCAGCATATGGATTCACATTTACTGCTCTTGAAGCATATCTTTGAGTTATATAAGGAACTTCTTGATAATTTAAAGTGATTAATTGCCCAGTTCTTTTTACACCAGTTCCTATCAAAGTAGTATCTGTTCTAAAGTCGATGTTTGTTGTTACCCCTAATCCAATTGCTGAATTAGTCCCCAGTAAAAGATCAATCGATGTTGTAAAATGAGGTGGTCTTAACTCTCCCGTATCAGTATCAATTGAATTTTTGTCTACTATCTCTTGATTTTGAGTAGATTTTTCTGTAAAGTTATCGACAAAAAATCCAGATTTAAAACGATTATTACCAACTTCATCAGTTACTTGAAAATTAGATGCATTAACTTCAAGTAGAGAAAGTGTGGTGTAAAGTTCCAAGTTTTCAATTCTATCTTCAAGTTTGCCTATATCTGACATCCTATATCTCTTATGTTCTTTTATATCAATGTCTATTTCATTGACATTATTGAGGTATGCTGGAAGATATGCTGTAGCGATTTCTAAAGAATCTTCTCCAATAACCGGTGATTGTGGATTTTCCGCCGGAGTTCCTGATTTTAATTGAAAAACTCCATTTTTATCCAAAGTTATTTTATCAATTCTTGGAAGATAGAATGAGTATGAAAGTAAAATTGACTCATCTGATGCTAAAATATTTGATGAAGAATTTCCAGATTGAGTAAAAATTCTTGACAAAAACTCAAAAGGAGATCTTGAATATTCAGTCGGAGTAATTTTAGAAACTCTTGGTCTAATATCTAACATATCGGAATTTTTCAAAACATAATCATACATATATCCTATATCAAGATAATCATATTGTTCATATGAATTTACGGATGTTATATCCCCAGTATCTGACGAAGAAAAACTTGCAGATTCAAAAATTACTTTTAATTTTCTTGTAGGCTCTTTACTTTTTACTTCTCTAGTAATACTAGAATAATCATACAAGGTTTCTTTTTGGTTTGTATTATATTTAAAGGAAGAAGTTACATTTTTGTCTCCAATATCCAATGTAGAAATAACAGCTGTTATACCAGATTCTTTAAATGTTACTTTTTCACCTTCAATGAAATTATTAGAATTTGAATATACAAATCCTATCTTTAAGTCATTAATTTTTTCACAGTAAATTCCAAGGGATTGACTTTTTTCTCCTATAAATTCTTCTCCAATTAACAAATCCGAAGTTTTATTTGTTGGTCCGTTTAACGAACTTAAAATAACTGATGGAAGTTCTGGATCATTTTGATCATTTGATTCATAAATGCCATAAACGTTAGTTACGTCTGGTTCAAGCAAACATATTTCTTCATCTTGAACTCTTGTTCCATAAGGATATTTTCCATATATAAGTCCATCATTTAATGTTGTTGAACCTATTCCAGATGCTGAATATTTTGATTTATCAATAATTAAAGTTTTTATTCTATTTTTATTTTTAATTTTAGATTTTACATTAGATTTTCTAAGAGTTGCTATTAATTTTGCATTTCCATTATTAGAAAGACCATTTATAGTTAAAGATTTGGAACCATTTGTAAATACAAATTTATCAGCACTTAAATTTTGAGTAAATCCACTTTCTGTTACTAAAACGTATCTTTCTTCATCATAAGGTAAAAATGTTTCATCTTGTCCGGCGTTTATTATTCCTGTAGAGTTTGATGTGATTGTTACATCAAACTGTTTTCTTATTGTTAGATTTGATTTTGTTAAATCTACATTTGCTACATTTGATTTTGGTAAAATTGTATATAATGAATTATCGGTAGATGATTGTAATTTTGTTGTTATAATTCTAAAATCAGATGGTGTTATATTTGAATTTGGAAGATCACCATCGCAAACTCCGCTAACTGTAGTTACTCCGCTAATAGTAAGAGAATTTTCTGATACGGATACAATTTTAGCGAATGTTACCGTAGAAAGACCTGGATTAGAGAATGCAACTAAATTTTGGGCAGTGGCAATTCCCACAAAAAACTTTCCTGGAGAGGTAACTGTACTTACTCCCGATGATTGTCCTGTTATTGTTACTTGCCCAATACTTAAAGAAGTACTCTGAATTGTATCGCCGGTAAAAGTATAAGAAGTTCCTACTATACCGTGTACAGATTTTACGTCAGATATTCCATATGAACGAATATTTTTAGTAACTCTGGTATTTTCTATTCCATCAAAAATAAGTTTCTCTCCCAAAGAAAAATTACCTTTAGAATTATAAACAGTAAGTGCTGTTCCTGCAGAAACATCGTATCTGAGGAATCCAACTGCCCCACTTTCCTTTCCTTTTACATGAACAGGAGTTTGTAATGTTATTGGTTCGTTCATATCAATAGTTGTATATGTTTGTATATCATATAAACATATATCCCATTGATTTTCTTCTGGTCTTGATGTGCTATAAGATCCAGATTCTAGTGCAAAGTCATAAACTCTAGCTAATCCAATTTCATTCCCTGGTGGAGTTATTTGAGAAGATCCAACTCTAGAATCTCTAAGACTTACATAATAAGTTGTAGCAATACTAACAATCGGAGACCCATAAACTCTATTAAGAGTAAAAGTTGGACCTGTAAAATAATTTATGCTTTGATCTTCTAAAGTTTTTGTTTGTCTTGGTTTTACAAAGTCCAAAAATGTAGGAGAAATAGTTTCAATTTCATATCCCCTAACATAAGCTTTAAGTGGAGAAATATTATAAGTTGCTAATCCCTCTTGAGGGACATTACCATTATAAGTTAGTTGATTTTCGGAAAAAACTCCATTATTTCCCCTTAAATTATTTAATGTTTCTTGTACTACAATAATAGGAGTGTTTACATAATAATCTCCAGACTCATCAAATGTTCTCCTAGCAAATTCTTGTGAGATAATATTATATTCGGGAGTTCTTGAAATATTAATCAATTCTCCCTGATTAATTTCTAATAATTGAATAAAATTATTAGTGTCATTTGAATCTAATGGTATTTGTTCTAACTTAACAAATATAGAAAATCTATCTGCTCCCGGAGCAGCATAATTTGAAAACCCCTGTGCATTATCATAAAGGCTATCATCATCAAAAGCTGTTTTAATTTCCTCAAATACCCTAAAACCAACTCTGGCACTAGGAATATTTGAATATGGATTAAGATATAAAACAGTTGTAGGAACATCAACAAAATATCCCCTTATGTAATAAACACCTTCTTCCAAATAAACCGAAGAAGCTTTATATGTGCTATTTTGAAGAACTGTTGTTGCAAAAGCTTTTCCGGAGGGAAGTAAAATTTCTGAAGGGTCATCATTTTCTAAAGTATCGCTATCTATTGCCAGGATATCTTGATCAACTAATAAATTTTCTCCATCTAAAAAAGTTTTTTGAGAATTACTTTGCGAATCAGAAGACAAATACTTTACAATTAAAGTAGTTTTACTTATCGTATTAGATATATTTAAGTAATCTTCAATTATAGCAGTGATGCCACTTGTTTCTCCCTTTATTCGTGAACCTATTAAACTACTAAGGTATAAATTAGCAGGGGTTCCTTGATAAGTGTCCTGTAAAACTACACTATTTAAATCATTTTTATAAATTATATTTCCAGGAATAACTACAGATCCTTCTTTAAATACATGATTTCCAAATTTTTCAATTTGACTTTGAAGAATGGATTGTAGTGTTGTTAGCTCTCTTGCTTGAACAGGATAACCAGGTTTGAAAAGTACTTTATAATATTCTTTTTGTGGGTCAAAATCATCAAAATATGGAGAGACGTTAAGATTAGTTTCCTGTGGCATAATTCTTTAGAATTGCAAAATGACTTTGATATCTTCTTTTTGACTTTTAGACCTTGTTATTGAAGGTCTGTTATCAACGTATATAATATTACCAGAATATTTTTTTACCTCTGGATTTGATATACCATTGACAAAAGATTGTCCAAGGTTATATGTTCTATTATTTATTGAGGTTGAAATGCCAATAAAATTAGTATCAATATAAAGATTAGTTCCATTAATAAAAGTTGTTCCTCCGGTTCCTACAGAACTAGTAAATCTGTTTAAATTAATTCCATAAGTTGGTGATGCATTTTGAGATCCATTTGTATTAAATCCAACCAGACTTTTATCCTGCCAATATTTTAAAACACCTGTATTATTATCATAAGATATAACCCTACCAACAGCTGTTGTTCCTGTACTTATTGTCTGAGTAAATCTTGAGTTAGGTACAAATGTTGCCGTTTCGTACCCAGTTCCATTAAGTTTTAAAGCATAAACTGCACTCGCTTTATCAATATTTAATAATGAAGTGGAATTGTAAGACTCTGGATTTTCCACAATTCCAATTCTAGCAATTTTATTGCCAATTATAAAATCTGGATTTTCTATATCATTTTCAATTCTTGAAAAAATTAAAACACTATTCGCCCCAAGTTCTCTATAAATATCTGCACCATGTCCACCTTTTGGTGGAATGATAACATCAAAAGTTGGGATGACTGTTCCAGTAGGAACCCCCCCAGAAAGTAAATCAATAGTTCCATATGTATAATTAGAACCACCTTCTGAAACAGTGACCGTCTCTACCTCAGAATCATTATTAACAACTATAGTTACTTTTGCTCCTTCCCCGTCACCTTTAATTGGAACATTTGTATAAATTTTATTTGCAGTTCCTATGCCAACTCCACGATTTGTAATAGTAACTATTTTTATTTGATTATTTTCTAAAGAAGCATTTGACACAATTTCAGAATTTTCTGCACTTGTGGTCCAATTTTTAGGAACTGGTATAAAATCTATAGCATCAAACTTCATAACATCAGTTGGTTTAATTGTATAAAGATATTTCCAAATATAACCATCACCACTGTCACCCGCAGGCTTTGGTTCTAAATCAGTGAAAGTTGGTTCATCTAATGAAGGTCTTCCTTCTGGATTTTCTGGATCAGTGCCATTTTGAAGGCAAATATAAACTTTATAATCACTATTAACTACGTAATAATTTGAAGAATAAAGACTTGTTGCTCCAGATGGTTTTGAAGTTTTTGTTATGCTTATATCATGACGATACATATCGTAAGTAGTTCCAGATGACCAAGTTATCTTTTTAACTACTTGATTTACATCACTTGCTTTAATTTTTTTTAAAGCAATCATAGTATCCCAATAATCATTTTCCTGATCAAAACTATCCTTTGGTGCTGGTGGATTACTTTCCCATGTAGAGGAATAATCAGATGCATTAGTTAAACCAACGAAAGAATAATAAGAATTAAAAGAAGAAGTTGCAGAAGCAACAAAATTCTTTGCGGTCAAAATTCTTAATTGATCAGTTATAATTGCGGACATTTTACAAAGGTTTTTATTTATTTATTAGGTTGAATAACCAATATACTTCAATCTATTATAACGTTGAATGATAGGAGACGTAGATATTCCACCAATATTAGCATACGTTTTAAATTCTTTTGAATTTTCAATGTTTGGTGTAACAATTATTCCCCAACTATATTCGCCATAAAAATTACTAAACCCAAAACCAGTTAAATTATTATATTCAGATACACTTACAGTTACTTTAGCAACATTGGTAATTCCTACTCCAGGAACTGCGGTTTGTGCTATCGAAACTGATGCTACTTGATAAATGTTATCAATAAATGTTGTTCCAATTCCAACAACATTACCAGAAGAATTGAGTGAAGTAAGTCCTTTACCAACATTTGAATTGTTAACTACAAAATAATATCCAGTTTGAATTCCACTAATTCCGGTAGTGGCTATCCCAACTTTTACGATTTTGGGATCTCTTATGATTGAATTATTTGGAATAAAGAAATCAAACACTATTCCAGTAGATGCAACTCCTACAGAAGTGCTTTGAATTCCCGTAATTATTCCAAAATCTCCCTCATAAGATACTTCATCGATAATTTCATAACTTGCCGATGGATGTTCTATTAAAACTAAAGGTGCCTTTGAAGTTGTGTATCCAAATCCACCAAAAGTCACAGAAATACCTGTAACAATACCCTCAGATATAGTAGCAGTCGCTTTTGCAGTATTTTGTGCCGCAGTAGTTCCAAATCCAATTGGACTTGAAACTGTTATTATAGGGGAAGTTGTATATCCAACACCACCATCATTAATAATGATCGAAGAAATAGTTCCAGAAGTTGATACTACTGCAGTGGCAGACGCCCCAATTACAGAATCTTGTGAAATAATAATAATTTTATTTTGAGGTTTTTCGTTTAATCCATTATGAATATATTCGCGTTCACTATCAAAAAATCCTTTAACACTTTCTACAAAAATTATAGTAGATCCAATTCCAACATTCTGAATAATATTTGTATTTGGTTGAATATATGGTTCATAAAGTATTCTATCCTTTCCTACTTTTTGCCCATTTACTACTAAATCTGTAGTTTGCTTACACCAAGTTAAAGATCTTAATAAATTCTCGTTATTAGATATTCCTGGTCCAGCATAAATATTTGTCTCAAAATAATCGGAAGCTGGTATTTTTGTTGCTATTCTTTTATTTTCAGTAAATTTAATATTATCACTTGTTATAGTTGCAGTATCTCCAACTTTTATTGTTCTAATGACATCTGTAATTCTTGTATCTACATTTTCAGTTCCTTTATAGAATAAAATTCTACATTTGTCTTCTTTTTTAGGTGCTTCTGTAAATCTTATTCTACTTCCACCCCTAAAAGTATATGCATCTCCCGGAACTTGAAGAACATCATTAATAAAAACTAATAAAGTTGCTTGAATTTCATTTTTAGTTAATCTTTTTGACTTAATAGTAGTTTGAACTCCATCAATTTTAAGTGGAAATACTTTTCTTACCTCATCAAACAAAGAATCAAAAGAATCAATTAATTGTAGGGAACCAATAGTCCATGCCGCAAATTCGTCAACATAAGTGCTATCAATTGTAATTTTAAATTCGGAAAAACTAGAAGTATTTGTTGGAATTCCCGTGGTGCCTCCAACAGAAACTGTTAATGATTCATTTGGTCGGTATCCATATCCTAAATTTTTTAATTCGAAAGAAATTACACTTGATCCCTGACCAACAACAATATCAATAACTGCCCCAGTACCAATACCAATCGATGATTCAGAACTGTATTGTAATGGTAAATTGCTATACGATAGAGGACTATCAAAAATAACAACAGGTGGATTTGATGAAGTATATCCTAAACCTGGATTTGTAATTGCAACACTTACAATATTTCCTTTACTAACTGAAGCAATGCCTATAAATTCTATATTAGGAATACCTGCACTAAAAGTTGCTACTCCAACGTTTATTGTTTTTTGTATTCCTGGTCTATATCCAGATCCACTATTTCCAATACTAATTGATTGAATTGTTCCGGCAGAAGAAACAATTGCTGTTCCACCTGCTGCTACTAGTGGTTGATATCCAAATCCCTGGGTTGATGCAACAGACAAAATGACACCACCCCTAGGTAAAGAAGCAGTATTAACATCGTAAATTGAAGAAGACCCAGAACCAACAAATGAAATAGTAGTAATTCCTAATGATTCATTCATATTATATGATCCAGATGAATAGACAGAATCTGGCGGTTGAAACACGTTATTTACTACTACTATGGCATTATTTGATGATATTCCAGAAACACTTGTGTTATTTGATTTTAGTTCAAAAACATTATTATTTCCATCAAAATTTTGTGAGATGTCGTCAAATATGTAATTATCTGAATAAGATTCATTAACAGTATTAGTAATCCCAGATCTTAAAAATATTCTTCCACTAAATGACGATCCAGTTTTAATTCCAACATAGTCAACCTCATCAGGTCTATTTGATGGGTTATCAAATGGAACTTCTCCAAAAGGTGCATCTGCAAAATAAATATCATTATCAACGATATTATAATTACCATAAATTTTGGTAACTAAACTCGATGAACTATGCGTTGTTAGTGTAGTTCCTAACCAAGGTCTTATTACAGTTAGTGCATTTGTACTTGCAATACCAACTGATACAACTCTCATAATTTCTTCATCTATTTTAATTAGATCTCCACCGTAAATTGAACTAATTCCAGAGACATAAACTTGTGAGTCAAAGAAAGTAATATTTTTAGATGTTATAGTTGTAATTGCAGTTGATACTACTGGTGATTGTACTACATTATCAACTGCAATTAATGCTTTTTTATTTTGATTTTTTGAGGTAAATACATGAAAAGTTCCCACACCAACAGAAGTTAAATCCAAAACATTTGGAACTGATTTTAAAGCATCAGAAGATGACGCTGCAACTCTAACATTTTTATCATCCAGTTTTACGATATATAAAGTTGCGGGAAGTTTATTTGTGATTCCAATTCCAGCAATAAAAGTTTCACCTATACCTATTGCTTGAGTAGTTCCTAATCCTGGGTATGAATATGCTATTTCTTCCCCCGTAACATAAAAATTATTTGGAATTTTTATTGTATTTTTACTAATATTTACTGTGTTAGGATCACTTGCATTAAAATATCTTTGGAAAATTGGTATATTTCTACTGGTTAAAGGAAATGTTTTTTTAATATCATTATTTGATCCCGTATAAGATCCATATACATATTCAATATTTCCATTAGTTAAAGATATTGTTTCTTTAAGTTCCCTTAACCCAATTTTTACGCCAAAAACTTTAACATCAATATCTATATTTTCATTTGGTGTAAAGTAAATATTTGTATTTGATCCATTGATTCCAGCGGTTGTAACTCCTAATATGGAATTTGTATTTAAGATTCCAAACTCTGTAATATAACAGTCATTTTGTCCAGAATTTGTTGCTACTAAAAATTCAGAAACTTGATATTCGGAATTTGTTTTATCTTCAATACTAATAATACAATATGCAGAAACATAGTCATTATTTGAATACGTTAATATTGTATTTGGTACTGGTGACGCGCTGGAAGAAATTTCTGTAGACGATGAAATAATAGAACTTCCACTTATAATTTGTTCTCCAACTTCAATTCCTGAGGTTTTTGCTAAAGAAACGTTAAAAGTATTGACAACATAATCAACTGAAGTTGATGAATATGGAATTAAATCAATTTTTATTTGAGAACCTGATAGATAAGCATTATAAGATCCTATCCCTGAAGATGATCTTGATAATGAAGAATCTGTGTTTATTTGTCCATAATCTAGTAAGTAAATATTAGATTCGTCGTTCAATATAGTAAGTTCATCAAATTCATAGTAAGAAGAATCTGTTGCACCAATCTGAACTAAAACTTTCGATGATCTATATGTAGAAGCAATTCCAACAATTGTAGTCGAAATTCCAGTGCCTTGCGGGATTGTTGTCGTAGCAGTTTTTATATTTACTGAGTTTCCTAAATTAATTGTTCCAACTCCACTTATTGCATCATTGAGAGAAAATGAGAAAAGTTCTAAATGATAATCATTAAATTTGGGTTTTACTGGATAAAAAAGAAGATTTCCAGAATCTTCCGAAATATTAAAATCAAAAAATCCCAAATTTTTAGAATTTAAAGTTGTTAGTCCATATTGATTCAAAAATCCAAAACTATTATTATGAATTAATGCTATTGCGCTAAGTTGCTTTTCATTCGTGATTTTTTTATCTTGCACTAATGCAAAATATTTTTTAGATCTAAAATCAGTTAACTTAAATGATTCCGCAATACTAAATTGTGTTGGTCTAGGATTACTATTAAATTCTACAGCAACATCATCAACAACTAATACTCTATTTCCCAAAGATTCAATATATTGATCAATATCTCTAGATTCTAATAAAATTTCAGTAGATTTAATCTCACCATCTATTAAAAGATTATTTTCTGATACAAGATCAAAGTCAAAAACACAATTAGTGTCAACTACACTATAAAAATCTATAATTGGAGAAACATCTCCTAAATTTTGATGTGTAGAAATTCCTGAGTTTGATAATGACTCTATGTCCAAATTACTAAATTTTTTAAATCCAGCAGTGTGGTTTAATGAACTTACGGCGTTATCCCAAGAATTTAACTCTTTTTTAGATTTTAATGCGTATGAAAAATATTGATAATAATCACTATCATGTATTCTCTGTAAATCACTATTTAAAAATCCAGTTTGTTTATTCCATCCCTTTTCTACAATAGAAGATGAATCAACTTTATAATCAGTTTCAAAAGACAATACTTCTCTTATAATTGCAAAAGAACCCGAAGTTTCTCCATTTATAATATCGCCAGCAACAAAATCATCAATAGTAAAAACTTTAAGATAATCATTACTTAAAGTTTGTGATACAACTTTTCCAATTGAAGTGTTGGAATTAATAAATTCTCCTTCATAAAATTTATTCTTTTTAAGAACTGCATTAAAAGTCGGAAAGTCAGATTCTAAAATTATTCTTCCAACAGAATATTCATCGTCAAACTTACCTGGATTTTCTCCACTTTGCAAATACGAAGAAAGATTATAAGTGACAGATCCATAAGCAGATCCACCAATGTTTGGATCTACATTAGTTACAGTAAATAAAGAATAATTATAATTAGCAGAATTGTAACCCTTTCCTGTGGTTGCAATACCAACGCTTGTACCCTCGATTAAAACTTTACTTCCAATAGTAAAGGGAAAATCTTGTGGATCACTAAAACTTGCACCTAAAGATACTGTTACATTTTTCGTTGAGTTATTAAATACAATATTTTGAATTTCGATGCCATTAGAATTATTAACGGGAACAATTCTTGGGGGGATATTGCTAATAGATAAATTATTTTTTCTAATAGTGACTTTAGAATCTCCTAGGTTGTAAAATAAATCAATATCCTTTACAACCTTATTCGTTAATCCATCTATTACAACCAAAGACGGTGCAATACTATAATTTTTTCCAATAGATGTTATTCCAATATAATCAAATGATGTTAAAGGATCCAAAACTAAAATAGTAGGAAGTTGAACTATTGGCCTGACACTAAAATCTGAAGAATAATCAAATCCAATATCTTGAATTCTTAAATTTGAAATTTTTCCTATTGATTTTGTGTTTATGGACAAAATTGAATCAGAACCTTTTTGGGAAACAATAGAAGTTATATTTGGGAGAGATTTATATTTTCCACCCTTTATCACGGAAATTTGATTAATTTCTCCTTCTGCAGTAACTGAATCAGTATAATATTCTACATTATTAGAATAAGAAGACCTCTCAGGTTTTTTTAATATATTAAAGGTAAATGAATTTGGGGAAATTCCCACAATTGAATATTTTCCGTTATAAACGCTTTCAATTAAAGATATTTTATTTGATCCTATTACATCTTCATCTCGTATTATTTCGGTTTTAGGTTTAGGATTTAAATTTGTATTAATTGGAATTAAAGAATAATACAAATCATTTGGGACACTATCATTAAGAGTTAATGTAATTTTTGCAGTCGAGTCTATTCCTATTTTACCAACTTTGGATACTTCAAAAACAGATTTTGTTGAAGTAGTGTCAAATTCTTCTGTAAATTTACTGTCTTTATAAAATTTAAAATCAAATGCAGAATATGAAACTGAATTATTTGTAAAAGATAAGGAAGGATCCGATAAATCAAAAATTACATTTTCATTTCTTGTTAAATTTATTGGAGGATTAATTGGCAAAATAAATCCAGGAGATGAAGAATTTATATTAATTATTTCTGGATTTATTTTTGTTGCTTGGTAAAAACTATTAGATAGTTTAATTTTATTTGTATCTACAACGACAACATAGTAAATATTTTGATTAACTAATCCATCTGAAGGGGTTTCTGATGAGTATATGACTTTTTGACCAGTGTAGTACCCATGAACATTGATTGTTATAATATTATTTTCAGTATCTATAGAAGAGAATGCCCGATCATTAATTAATAATCTTCTATTATAATCATTATATTTGACTACAAATGTAGTAGAAACGCCAGATTTAACTTTAATTATAACATTATCAAATAAAGATAATCCATGAGTCTCCGCTGTAGAGACTGTTACTACATTTTTACTAATTTCTCCTACTAATTTATTAGTTTTATTTGTTTTAAAACTATGACTATTACCTATTCCTATTGAAGTAAAATATAAAATTCCTGATTGCAATATAGAAGATCCCACTGAAACAAAAGATCCTGTTGACCCAATTCCAACATTAAAGGTAGAAATTCCAATAAGATCGTTTGATATTTTTGCTGCATAAACTATTGAATTGTCAGTAAGTTGGAAAGTGGACGATCCGTCTGTAGATACTGAAATTTGTGTGCCTCCGTTTGAGGAGTAAATTAAAGAATCTCCAGTATTTAAGTTATGATTTTTAATATAAATTGATTGAGTAGGAATTATAATTTGAGTTAATCCAACTCCAGGATTTGAAAAATATATTGTACTGACAATTCCAACTCCAGAAGATGTTCCAATTCCTACAGATTCTCTAGGGTCAAAATAAAATTCCCGATCAATATCAAAATTGTAGGATGAAGAAATATCAAGATTAAATTGTAGTTTTTTTGTTTTTTCTGTAAGTGCAGTCCCCACCGAATATGAAGATAACCCTATTGTTCCATTTTGACTGCGAATGACTCTAATTCTAGAGGAATTTTGATCTATATTTAAAATTTTAAGTTGTTCATTACCTATTTGATAAATATCATTTTCTTTAACTTCAGGATATTTTAAGTTACCCAAAACACTAAAATAAGTAATTAAACCAGTATCTTGAACAGATCCAATTCCAGATGATAGTGTAAGAGTGTTTGGTGTTACTTTTATATTAGCAAACTTTTGATAATCATTATTGCCAGTGAATGTAATTAGATCATTATTTAAGTAATTATGAGGAATCGTCGTAAATCCAATAAATTGATTATTATATGGATATAATTCAACATTTTCAAAATACGAAGTTGCGACACTAATTTGATTTACAGGTTTGCCTTTAAGCAAAGAAACTTCTGCCCTTGCTTCTTGCGATTCGAGTTCATAATCAAACAATATTTTATCTTTAATTTTATAATTTTTTCCTCCAGTTATTATACCAATAGAATCAACAGATCCCGAAAAAACGTTCCGAATTATTGATGTTTGATTTTTAACTTTATTTGGATTAAAAATATAATCATATGAAGAAATATTATATGAATTAATAATTCTTTTCCACTCAGTTTGATTTATATCAATATAATCTTGATTAGACGAACTTCTAAAGTTAAATTCTATTGGTTTTGATTTATATGACTGACCTATAATATATGGAAAGATTGGCTTTTTATAATTTGAGAACACTCCTGTTGTCTCTACCTTACCAGCATTAATAGTAGTAAAATATGCATAAATGCCATTTGGATATTCTGGAGTAACACAAAATCTTCCATTATGCTCGTCCAAATCCCCATTTCCATCATAAAAATAATCATCTATGAAAAATCCTTTAGGATATAACAAAGAACTTGGTCTTGTAGGATCAGAAATTATGTCATCTTTTTCTCTATATCCAGAAACTAAACATTTTATAGATCCTCCAGTTTTTGATGCATATCCATATGGACCATAAATTGGATTTCCATCATAAGCCCATCCAATAATTGGAGAGTGTCCAATTGAATTGATATCGGAAATTTCTTTATTGTCTAAAATCTGTAAATCTGGAGTGTATATCTTACCACCATTTTTCAGTCTACTGGATTGAACAGATAATCTTAAATTTCTTGGCGCATAAGCATGTGTATATTGAAGTCCATATTCTTTATTCAATCCTTCTGTTATTATTCCGTCATCTTCATTTATTTTGGAACTTTGAAGTAATCTTTCAA